CACCACTCATTGGAATAAACTAGCAGACGAGTTCGTCAAAGCAGGGCATGTGCCCTATGTGGACACGGCCGAAAGCAAGCCTGGGCATCCCATATTCCAGATCGGCACCAAGGACTTTGTACAGATTGATTTCATGTGGCACGAGGAGAAGATGCGAGACTGGGGAGCCACTCGCGTGACGCCCGAACGTGGACAGAAAGGGTTGCTGGCCGGCAACATGTACAGTGTGACAGGTGAACTCTTGGACATGAGCATACAACATGCTGGAGTACAATTAAAAGTTGTAGACAATCAGCGTGTGTCATTCTCCAAGCAAAAAGACACCCAGACTGTCACAGTGACCACCAATCCCAACACCTGGCTATTGGACATCTTCAAATATGAAGTGCAGCAGGCAGGTGGTGACCTGGGCCTGGTCAAGGTAGATCCATTGTTGAAACAAAACACAGGATCAGACATCAACAACATCAAGATCTCCATACTGGTCAACGGTGTCAAAGGATTGGCCCGTAGTTTTGAAATGAACAACATGTTTGGTCAGGGCAACCTGGCCAAGTTCGCATCAGCAGATGACTTTTTGTCGCAGTTTGTCCGTCGATATGAAGAAAAAGCCATGATAGACGTACAGGGCAAGAAGCGTGACAAGGCAGAAACCCCGCAGGCTATCGCCCGTGCAGAAGAAGACAAGAAAAAGATCCTGAGTGGATTGGAAATGGTTAAAGGATTGTTTGCATCATGATACTAAGAGAACTATTCAATCGCGCAAGTAATGCACGACTCATCCGTGAAGGTATTGATCACCCTGAAGATCTCATCATTGCTCAAGGCAGCAAGGGTGCTCAACGAGTGGTACAGGAATTAATCTCTCTACAAAAAGACCCCAAGACAGTGACTGTCAAATGGGATGGATTTCCCGCTGTGGTGTTTGGACGAGATGGTACGGGACAATTGGTATTTGCCGACAAGCACATGTATGACAAGGTGGCCAAGGGCAAGATGGAATTCATGACCATCAGAGCATACGACGAAGGTCGCGGTGCTAACCGTAGCGATCTCTGGGAGAAAGAAAGCATTTTGCGCCCTGCATTGGAAAGAATCGTGCCACCGGGTAATGATTTCTTCTACATGGGCGATCTCATGTGGACTGGCACACCACCCACAGACAACGGATATTTCGTATTCAAGCCCAATACAGTGGAGTATCGTGTGAAGATCGAAGGCGATCTTGGTGAAAACATTGCCAGAAGTGTGGGTGGTATTGCCGTGCACACTTACATACCAGGCCTGGGGCAGGGCGACACACCATTGATTGGTCTCAAGGGTTTACGAGAGGGTGAAGGTATCACCTTCATGGTTGGCGAGATGAAGGACAAGCCTGTGGTCAAGATCAATCCCAATCTGGTCAAAGAGACTCAGAACATCATTGCCACACACGGGCCGGCCGTGGACAAATTTATTGAAGAACTGACTGCCATGAAGGGCAAGAGTGTGATCACAGCCATGGGTCCATTTATCACCAGCATGCTGGAAGAGAATGACATCAGCAATGACATTGTGCCTAGATTTCTGGAGTTTGTTCGAGGACGACTGAGTGAAGGTGCTGCACAAAAAATGCTGGGCACCAACCGTGATGGTTGGTTGTATCAAGAAGATGGCGGTGGGCCTGGACTGCTGGGCATGTGGACCATGTGGGCAGCAGTGACCGAACTCAAGACTCATGTCAAACAGCAGATTGACTCACAGCAACAGGGTAGTGAAGTCATCGCCATCACAGATGGTGTAAATGCACACGAAGGTTATGTGTTTGGTGGTGGCAAGGACAAACTCAAGTTGATTGACCGTCTGGGATTCAGTCGTGCCAACTTTGCCAAACACCGAGTGCCTGATGAAGAGATTGCTGCTAAAAAGCAGGGCCCCATGGCTGCATTTTGTTTCGGCCGCATGAACCCACCCACACTGGGACACCAGTTGGTCATGGCAAAAACTGTGGAGACCGGTGGTGCCAACAGTTTCATATTCCTTAGCAACAGCAGTGGCACCAAGGACGATCCCCTGGATCCTGCCACCAAGGCAGCATTTATCAAACAAATTTATCCCAAGTTTGCCAAGCACATTGTCACTGATTATGTACTAGGTCCCATTTATGCAGCCAATTGGTTGTACGCCAAAGGATTCCGTAACATGACATTTATCGGCGGCAGTGATCGCCTGGGCAAGGGTGCTGGCAGCATTGAGAAATTACTCAACGGTTGGAACAGCGGACCAGTCCGTTCAACTGACCCCGCGGGTGCCAGAGAATATGTACACCTGAGTTTTGTCAGCAGCGGTGAAAGAGATGCTGACACCACCAATGTCACTGGGATCAGCGGGTCCTTGGCTCGCAAATATGCTGCTGAAGGCAATGAGCCAGGATTTCAACAAGCAACTGGAGTTGGAGCCAAGATACAAGTGGCTGGCAAGACCCTGTATCAGGCCACCAGAGCGGGCATGGGACTGACCGATGAACCTGCACCAGCGGCACCTGCTGCACCAGCGCCGGCCGCAGAAAGCCGTCAGGTACCACTGGATGAAGAATGTGAGATGGCCATGGCTCAGGCCATGCTGCGATTACTGGAACGCGCAGTCCAATGAAGCAGTATAAGATAACCACTGACAACATCCCCCGTGATGACCCTGATGACTGCCATCTTGATCCAGCGGATGCCATTCACGAGTTAAAAATTGTGCAGTATCTGGCAGGACTGGGTGGGCAAGCACGTCTGGCAGAATACCGAAGCCATACAGAAGCAATAAATAAAGGCAGTAACATCAGCGTGACTGGAACAGAGAAGGCAGAACTCATGCGGCAGAATAACATTCGCCCAGGAACTCCCGAATGGTTTCAGTTGTGGTTTGCCAGACAATACATGACCGGTGAGAAGCCGTTGGGGAAATAAAATGGATAAATTAGTTCAACTGACTCGCATAGGGTTTGCCACCACATTTAGTTTTTACGTCAAGGTTCATTCCATGCACTGGAACGTGGAAGGGTCAGATTTTTATGAATATCATAAATTGTTTGAAGAAATCTATACCGAGGTGTACGGCGCTATTGATCCCTATGCGGAAAATGTACGCAAACTGGGAGGTTACATGCCCACCAGTTATCACAACCTCAGCATGCTGACCCGCATTGAAGATGAAGATCATGTGCCCAGCAAGGAAGAAATGATACAAGAATTGTTACAGGACAGCGAGCGTATACAGATAGTGTTGAAGAAAAATTATGACGCTGCTGAGGCCGCTGGTGAGCACGGACTTTCCAACTTTCTTGCAGAAAGAATGGATAATCATAAAAAGCATGCCTGGTTCTTGAGAGCCAGTACAAAAGGTCCATGACATGAGGGCCCGAGAGTTCATAAGCGAGGCCTCGGCTAAAGGCGAGATGCCCGACCATCTGGAAACATCCAGCCAAGGGTCCACGATCATGCGAGACATTGGTGGATATGATCGCACCTACCACCTGAACAGAATTTGGATGGCCACTGCCATGGCAGACGGCAAGAGTAACAAACCAGTGGACATGCCATCAGCAAGTTTCGTGGAAAAATTTAATGTGGCCTTTCCCTACACTGACATCGAACACATGATGGTGCTGCAAGCCATGGCCACCATTCCCACTGACGGCCGAGAGTTGGCCAAGCGCAGCAAGAGTGAAGAACCGCCTGATACCAACAAGGTCAGCCCGGTAAGCAATTGGATGAATAAAAAATGACAATAGAATTCAGCAAAAAACAAAACAAAACGGAAACCGTGTATACACTGGAAAGTGCAACCGGCGGCGGTACCGGTACCAGTGCAGGTAATTTTGCTAGTGTTAATATGCCCATGGGTGGTGTTCGCAAACGCGGTGATAACCTGATCGCGCAAGAAGCAGATAAAAAAGAAGTGGTGCCCAGCAGCAAGCCCAGAAACTTTGTGGCCAAGAATGCCACCACAGGCGGTGCTGGCGCTCATGTGGACAAAAAGCGAGCACAGAAGCAGGGCAAAGAAAAGCATAAGAAACCCTTTGCTGAAAGTG